TAATCCAACCGTACTTGGTGTAATAGCTTCGCGCGCAATTAACCCAGCTTCGCGTTTAATTAAATCAGCAGGTGTAGATTGAGAAGGTGCAACATCTGGACTCTGCATCTTTTTTGCAGTCAATTCAGCGACTTGATCGTCTGGAAGGAATCCCATAAATTAAGGCGTCAAGGTTCCGCTTTTACCATTTATGACTACAGCATCACCATCTTTTTTACCAGCAGCGCGAGCTTCCGCCTCACTTGTAAATCCAGTCTGATTGCGCATGCCAAAATTTGCAATATCGCTAGGGTCTGAATGCGCGTCGATAACACCTTGAAGCGATGGTACTGCAAATCCATTTGCCTTTGCATCTGCAACAAACTTTCTTGCAAGAACCTTCTTTAGTTCACCAAGTCTTTCTGGAGCAGCAAAGTTAATAACTGCCGTAGGATCTGCGATTGCTGTCATCAATATATTTCGATCCTGTTCTGTCATGGTTCCAGGTCCACCGATTGCAATTCGCATCTGTCCAGCAAGCGCTGTTCTGATTGCATCGGCGCGAGCCATTAATTTTGGCCTTGAGAAAACATCGCTAGTTTTGACTTGATCTCCAAGTTTTAGCAACTCATCAATACCACCTACCGAAGAAATGAAGTCTGGGATGGTATCGCGCACTTGTTTTGCGCCTTTTTCAGTCGTAGCCATGCCTTCTAGGCCAGGGATCTTGAGAGCGTTTTCAGTAGCCTTCTTGGTCTGTGCGTCTTCATAACCAGTCATCTTTCCAAGTGTCTGCTCTGCTGCCATGCGTTCTGGAGAACCAGGTTGGAGAGAATTAATGTAGGCAATACCCTGTGCCTTCATTGGCACAAGTTTTTCAAATCTTTCTCTGTAAATAGAACTAATATCTGCCGTGGCTGGAGCAGTTCCACCACCAAGATTTTCTGGAATCGGAACGGTTCCAACAAGTTCACCAAGCTGTTTATTTGTTGCAGCAAGTGCAGCAGAAGTTGCTGGAATCCTTTGTTGCATTCCAGCCTCAACGTCAAGCGCTGGGCGCATCATGCGAGTAGCCATATCCTTCTCCATGACAGGTCCAGAAGTTCCAGCAGGTAAAGGTGTAGATGCAGATTTTAAATTCGATACGCGATTATTAACATCCGAAAGCAATCCCTGTTGCGTATTAAGTTCATCCTGCAATTGAGATCGCAAACTTGCAAGTCGAGCAGCCTCCATTGGAGCATACCCTGGAGATGCTTTCATCGCCTTTTCTTTTTGATCAGCAATATCTCCTTTCAGCTTTTCGACATTAAGCCTTATCTTGTCTGCCTCAAGTTGCGCCTGTTCTTGTCCCGCTGGACTCTGAAGAAACTCCTGTTCTTTCTTCGACTTATCAATTGAAATGCGCAATGCTTCCTGCTGAAGCAATCTATTTTGAATCTCGGCAGCCTGCGCATCTTTCTTGGCCTGTACGGCAGCATCATATTCTGGACTCTTATACAAAGTCCATGGTCCGTATGTTACTAGGTCTGCCATGTTATTGGATAGAGTATGATTTAAATGGAGCTGTTAATGGGCTTGCAATATTACCAATACCTCCAGCGATCTGACCGAATGTCTGGGCTGCCGTTGGTTGGTTATTATATGCATTTAGATAGTTTCCATAAGTGCTGGCATTATAATTCGCCAATGTGTTGTAAAGAGATGCAGCAGTCTGTTGCAATTGAAGAGGTGCATTTGGATTCGTGGTTTGATAGAAAGGTTGCGCTGTGCTTGCACCTTGGCCAAATTGGCCAGGAAGTGCTTGGTTCGCCTGGATGTATGATTGGAATGCTGCATTTTGTTGATTTGTCCTGGCAGTTCCAAGATTGTACAATGATGGTCCACTAGCAGTAAAGCTTGACGCTGCTCCGAGCCTGCTCTGCAATAACGCATCACGAAGCGCAAGATCACGCTGAAGCGCGTCACCAGTAGTCTGGCCAGAAGACAGGAACTGCTGGGCTGCTCCGTAACGAGCTAGCTTGCGCTGTTCGCCAAGTAGGCCAGTCGTGACTGCTTCCTCGGTTGCAGGTGCTACTCCAAAGATATTACCGCGAGCAGTCTGAGCAGCACGCACGGATTGTTCATATCCCCTGCGCTCTTCAGCGCCAAGAGTCGATCCAAGTTTTAGCTGATTAATCGCTTCTTGTTCTAGCTGACTGCGAAGATCTTCAGTCTGTTGAGATGTTGTCGGAGGGAGTGGCTCGGCAGCCAAGTTTCGATATTTTTCACCAAGAGCAACTGCTGTTTCATATGCCTTTGGATCTACTTGCTTTAATTGTTGCGTTGCCCTTTCTTCTGGTAATTGAAGATATTCCCTAAATGATGTGATTTCCTTCTGGCCAGCAGTATCTGTTGCTGTAATTGGTTTAAAATCTGTAACTTGTTTTTGAGCTGAAGAAATTGCAGAATTTACACTTGATAGGTCTTCTGTTAATGACTTTATCGCATCAAGAGTTGGTTGTCTTCTTACATCATTACTTGACAGGCTGTTTAAAAGTGAATTTGAAGATGCAATTTTTTGCTGAATTCCTACAAGTTGTGTATTTCCCCTATCAATAATTGATTTAAGTGAATTTAGTTTTGATGTGTTGTAATCATTTATAATCTGGTCATCTGTTACCTGGAAGTTTAATTTTGAACCAAGATCAGATGCGCCATAATTCCTAGCTCCAGAAAGTGACGCAAGAGAGCCTGTAAAATTTTGAGTACCAAGTCTGTTTTGCAATGCATAGTCGCCTATTTGACCAATTTGTTCAGCATATGCATTATTTAAAATATTCGGAGAATTTGCTTGAAGATCTTTTGCTGCATCAAGCTCCCTCATTTGTCTTGCAGTATCTGGATAATATTTATCCAAAAGCGCCATTTGTTCTGCTGATAATGTTGCCATATTAAGTTGTTATATTTGGATTCGAAATATTGCTTCCAATTTTTGAATAATAATTCATAGGCCCATTATTTGGTGAAAATGCAACCTCTGGCTGAACTGCTCCATAAGGACTCTGTCCGTAAAGACGCGAGAATTGTGATGTCATTTGCCTTCCAAGTCCCTTATTCAAAGCATAGGCTTCTGGAGAATATTCAAACTGTCTGCGAAGTGCTTCCAAGGTGCGCTGGCCACCATATTGCTGTTCCAATTGAAGATTGGATTGAACTGAAGCAGCTTGGTCTAGCGCAGACAACTGCCTTTCAAGTTCACGCTGTTGTGGCATATACTGGACGCGAAGTTTGTTTTCAAGCTCTGCCATTGCTGGAGATTTCTCGATATATGTATCAATATTTTTCCGATACATTTCAGCATTTGCCTGTGCTACCGCACTAGGATCTGGCGGTGGTGGCGGTGCTGGAATTGATGGCGCTCGACCTCCCATATTAAGATAATGCCTTTCTCATAAATTTATAGTAATCATACTCCTTTGGTTTGCCTAGACGGTTGAAAATGATTCGCTTGCGTGGTCCAAATCGATCCAAAAGGATCAATAGCAAGCCTTTGAGCGGGTCTACCGACTCAGCCTTTCTAATACCACTAGTAGCGCACAAGTCAACAAATACGTTATCACCAGACTCGTCGTGGACATAATGGTCTGGGGCTACGCCAGCAGGAATACACCTAGCAAGCGCAACACCCATGATATCTCCTTCTTTATCTCTTATAGTTCCCATAAGACCATGTTTATCGAACCAGGCCACCCAATCGCTGAAATTAGGTGACATAGACTCCGAAACACCGCTTTTCTCAAGGAACTCTACCTGGTTCATATATTCTGCTGAATCTGGATTGTGTCTGGGTTAGCTGCCATGATAATCCCGCGAATGGCAAGCTTTTGGGTTGGAGCCGAAATCTTCAACTTCATATTACGCCATTTATCGTAAGAACGAAGGCTGTCCGCCCTGCGCTTTACTACCTGGGAGCTGAATGATGCTGGGAGTGTAAACGGAAGCGTGATCCCATTTGGCGAGGTTGTGTCAACGCCAGTACCAAGAGTGATATCGTTTCCGTCCGTATCCCTGCGCATGCTGATCGTTGCGTTGGTAGATCCAGAGTAATAGAACTCGACCTCATAGTGCGATCCATATTTAAGCGCAAAGCGATCATCAAATTCATACGCCTTGGTCGTGATCCTGCTTGTATACCCAGTACCAAAGTCTTGGAATCCAGTAGTCGGGTCAACCGTGTCTCCGTCCTTATAGTCGGTCAAGTGACCAACCTTCGACGTAGTTGTCCCAATGCAGAGTTTTGGCGTATTGGTTGAAAATCCAGAGCTAAAGCTTGTTTCGACCATCCTGGCTGCTGGTATTTCCCATAGGCCCTCGAACGAGTTGAAGATTGAGTTGTAAACCAGAACGTGACTTGGCTTGGTGGCAGTATCTAGCGGGATCGCCATCAGATACCTGTTATTGTGGAACGTAGCATTCACGGTTTCCACATAACTGCGATTGATCCTGGCAATGATGTCCTTGACTGGTTCGCTGATTGTCAAACCCACGGTCGAGAAATCATCCGCCATTGACCGCGAGATCGACCTTATTCCGTCATTTGACAGGAAGAAAACGTCCTTGTTTACAAGCGCCACAGACCTGCCAGCTATGCAACCGACTCTGTTTGAAATTGTCTGAACCGTCCATTCGGCTGCTGTATTTGTAAGAGTTGAAATTGCTGTTCCAGTAGTCAGCGTTGTGCTTGGCGTGACATCGACAAGGTAGATCTTGTTTCGCTTGAAAACTATGATCTGGAATCCGTAGAAAGGCTGGATTGCAATAATGTCCTCGCCATCGTCACCGCCAACAATGATTGAATTGGTGGTCTTCCATATCTCTGGATCGAGAATGTCAGAGGCGTAAAGA